GCTCCCGTTCGTACTCACGGTTTTGTGCAGCGTACGGATCAATAGGTGCGAAAGAACCTGCACCGGAAAAGCCACCCCCTCCACCTTGTGCTGCTCCTGGAGAACGTGGTGCAGTGTCTTGAATAAAACGACCTTGCGTTCCAGGGGTGTTAAGAGAGTTTAAAGTAGCACTACTTCCAGTTCCATTCAATAATTGCCAACCGTAATCATCGCCACCCCAATAGACAGGTTTACCGTTTAATACTGCTTGAGTACCAATAGGACGCTGTTGTTGTCCTGGTGGAGATTTAGTCGCCCTTGGAGCACCTCCACCTGAGCCAATTACATTTTCAATGCTATTTCCAAGTGCCCCAAGACGTGTGATGATGTTATCTTGTGGGTTGATAACTTGTTGAGTTTGCTCAATAATATCAGGAATAGCAAATAACGGGCTTATAAATTTGCCAGCTCCCCTAAGCCCTACGGTTGGTTTTATAGGAATTGCTGCTCGAGCATTTAAACGTTGGCGAGCAATACTACCGGCATCTTGGCCTTTAGGATTTGCCTGATTAAGAAAATCAAACCAAGCCATAATTACCTCCAGACCTCATGTAAATAAATGCGTGAACCAACAGCAGTGTCGGCAGGACCAGGTAATGCCTGGATAAATTCAGCACCAGAACGTTCGTAACGATAACGAGCCTGGAACGGATCTTTGTAGTTTGGAACGTAAAGAATCTGCGCAAGTCGATTGGTTTCGTAGAGATAAATCTCGTCCCAAACCTTCAAAGATTCCCTGGCATTGCTGGAGCGAATCGTACGATCCACATCACCAACGATGTTCTCAATGCGAGTAGAAGGCGAAGTAGCAACTTCGGTTTTCTTCTCGGCAGTATCGCAACGACCAAGTTGAATAATAACTTTGTCGTAGAAGTATGAATCCGGGATGGTGTTCATAGCTTCTTCCAGACGAGCGTAATCGCCCGCTGGTACGGTGACCGTGAAGTAGCCGAGGTGGTATCGGACTCTACTTTTATCGAAGTCGCTGAGATGCACAGCTTAGTTCCGTATGTTTTTTATTATAAGCTCATTGGATTTTGTAGAACTCCAAGGCCTCCCATTGCTTGCATCATTTGCTCCATCGTTGCACGATGATCCGTGCGTTGCGGGGGATTAAGTAATTGTTGCATCATTGTTGTTTGCAGTTGATCTTGCATATAACGTTTCAAAAAATCTTGTCGTGTTTCTGCAGTATTTGCATCAGCAGTAGCACCTGGACTAACAGCTTGACCAGTGGGAACTAAGACTTCTGTTTCTGCTTCAGGGCGATCAACATTGCCATGGCCAACGCGGAATACAACCTTACCACTAGGATCTAAAGCCTCAGAAAAATATCCATATCCTCCACCACTACCGCGACGAATCTTGCCGCCTGCAATGCCAGGTATGTAAATAGATGCGTCTTCTACAGCACCTTTATCAAACCTGCTTTTACCTTTAAAAGGTACATAGAAATCAAAAGAATCAAATCCAGGACTTTGACTATGAGCGTGCGCCGCTGCTGCTCTTTCTAGTAAATCAATTTTATCTGATAGATCTGCTGCTGTATTCCACCTCCTTCCAGCCACTGCGTTGTTTGAGAATTCTATTTCGCGCCCATGAGAACCGTATTGGTTTGCCAATGCATCCATTGCTTTGACTTTCTCAATAGCAGGGAGCGACTTTAACGCTTTCCAATCAATGTGATAGGGAGAGCTGCCACCAATTTTATTACTAGGTCCTGTATATCCACTGCGATTAACAGAGTATGCCATGTTGTTTTATTTCTTATTTTACGAGCAAAAAACCCCCGGTTTCCCAGGGGCTAGATAGGAGATAAGTATCAAACTCTGATCAAGTCTGCTGCTAAAACCGCGTCCCAATCAACCCGTTTAATTTGCTTTAACTGTTCAAGATTGTTAAACCTTTCACCCGATAAGGACATCTGAAGATCTTTAATTTCTCGAGCTGTTTTCAATCCGATACCCTTAATATGATCAGCGATCATCTGTGGGGTAGCGCCATTGATGTTAAGGCGTGTGTCCGGGGGGAAAGTGCGTGGTTCTTCCTGCGATGCTTTATCTTTCACGCGAAGAGTTTTTACTTTCTTCGTGGCTTCTTCGTCAGGTGTGAGTTCAGTTTTGTAAGCGGTGTAAAGGCGACCGTCCTGGTCTTTGACCATGAACCAATCGCCTTGATCCCATTCGCTTACAATCTCAACACGTGCACCTGTCTTTTTATGCTGATAAAGCATATCTGCAGTTGGTGTAGACATAAGACCAGTTGTTCACTGGTCTTAGTTTAACCTAATCAGCTAACAACGCGACCAGTGAGGTACATGTCGATATCTTCGTAACCAGGGGCGACATCAGGTTGGATGTAGCACACTTCCACAACCAGGTAACCAGCGCGGCTGGCGGCACTGTCAGCAGCAGAAATGTAGAAACCACCAGAAGTCGTGGTGCTATTAGCGGTTTCCTTAGCGAACACTTTGAAAGTGGTCGAGCTATTCAGCGAGTAGTAAGCGTTACCAGGAAGAGGACCAAGTACGCCAGAGCTCAGAATGAAAGGATTGGTGCCGTAACCAGCAGTACCACCAGCAAAGTAAATCTCGCCAGCTTGGGTACCAGATACGGTAGAGGTGAGGTTGGCTTGTGCCACACCTTCACCAACGCCAGAAGCAGCAGTGGGGCTACCACCATTGCTACGACCAAAGGAGATCACGTTGCCAGTTGCGGCATACACACCAGAAGCAACGGTACCATCCCAACCAGAAGCAACGGAAATCGCAGTGCGATACACGTAAGCAGGAAGGGTGGAGTTACCAGAGATCACCATGCCGGTGATGTTGGGACGAGTGTCGTCTTGGCGGTAAGGCGAAGGAACGATCACATCAGCGTTAGTGGTGACGGCAAGAGAGCCGGTGCCACCAGAAATGCCTACAACGGGCACATAACCACGCTGCTGGAAGTAACGGTAACCAGGGGTAGCCAGCACCGAAGTGGGGCCTGCGTTGGAACCAGTATCAGTACCAGCGGCATTAGGGTCGATATTGCGATACCAACCGTTGAGAGCATTATTCCAGTTACCTGGATAAATCTTTTTAGCCGTTAAATAAGTCATTTATCTTTCCAGATATGTTTGTTGTTATCAGATGTTGCCGTCATCTTGGATGAAGCTGAACGCGGTCGTGATGAAATCGGTGTTAAGGATTTCGAAACCAGCGTAAAGTTGCCAAATCAGAATGATGAAGCGGCTGAAGTCGTCGTTGTTGTTGATCAGCACCTGAGCATTCGGGCCGCCGATACCAACGCCAACAGCTTGAGGACCGAAGAAGTAACCTTGGGCCACTTCACGAGAAGCATAAGTACCACCAGTGCCATCGAAGGAAGCACTGATGCTCTTGCTTGGGAAGTTGGTCGACTCGAAGAACTTCACGCCTTCGAACTGAACGCCAGTAGGCATTACAGGTTCACCAGCCAGGAAGTAACCTTGACCAGCCTGGGGACCCATGTAGAAGCTGGCGTTGTTAGGCATCATGGGATTACCCATGTACATGCCTTGACCAGGGTTACCAGCGTAACGTGCAATCTCACGGAAGTCAGGATCACGACGCAGGTGCATCATGAAGACGGGATCGCAAATGCAACGATACAGACCATCAGAGAAGGTCGGCACGTTACGCTTACGCAGGTCCTTAACAACGTTCAGCAGGTCGGTACGAACCTGGAATTGCTGAACATCAGCAGTGTACTCAGTGGCGGTGTAAGCAATACGACCAGAAGAATCTTTGGTCTTGCCACCAGCAAAGTAGTAACCACCTTGCGAAGTAGAGGCGGCACCATTGGCTTCAGCTTTGGCGAGTTCATCAAGGAACACGCGGTCACGCCAACGGCGATAGTCGTCGAGCAGCGTCAAGCTACCGATCGACTGGTGGAACATATTCAGGTTCCCGCTGTCCAAAAGCAGGCGCTGCGCAGTGATCAGCGTCTCACGCGCAATCTTGAAAGTGCTAGGCTGAGTCGGATCACCCGGATCTGCAGGGCCGGTGTACTCTTTGAGTACCACCAACACCTTTTCCTTTGTGATGTTGCGGCTGTTGGCAGTACCGATAGTCTGGTCGGACACACGCTCACGGCTGTCCTTGGTACCAGGGGTACCCCAGAACTTATAGCGGTCTAACTGAACGGTTTGACCAGGCTGCCGAGTAAAGTCATGAACGACCACAGGCTCGACTGCCATTTCTGCGATGTACGCAGGATGGGGACGGTAAAGTTCCGCACCCAAGATTTTTGGAAAGTCATTATCAATAAACACTTTGTTTCATCCTCCGTGTGATCGTCTAGGAAGTGTTTGTTATCGGGTAAAAGATTCAGACATTTCCATGTCTTATCTATTAGAAATTTTAGCAGTTAGTAACTTATTAGTTACATATACTGCAAAGTAGGTGTGGCCGTACGTGCCATCAAGGTATTACTGGAGCCATAACGCTCTGGATCCTCACCTTGAACGACGTTCATAACACCACCACCAATCGTGCCACCAAGTGCACCTGCACCAAGAACACCAATTCCAGTACCAAGTGCAAACTCAGCTTTAGGACTAGTAGAACCAGCCTTAACAAGTCTGCTCATGTAACCTGGCCCAAGAGTTGCCCCTACTCCTGCACCTAAAGCACCGGCGCCTAACGCTTCCGCAATTAGACGACCGGGACTTTTTTCTTGTGCTTGGCCGGTAACAACGTTTCCAAGGGTGGCAAGACCTGCAGCAGCGGCACCTGCACCGAGAGTGGACAATGTAGGGTCCATTGCTGCATTCATTAATGCCGCTTTACCCTTTGCAAGTAACGGATTGAATTTACCGGCCAGTTTCATTGCCTCACTCCATCACAAACAATTTGTTTGCAACGACTTGAGGTTGAGCTTGATTCAGTAAACGCCAAGCATTTGTGGGGTCCACATCCATTTGGCTCTTAAAGCTGCCCCAGAAATTTTCAGGACGTTGAGGAGCAGATGCAGAAGGAGGTGCTGGCATGTACGGATTAATAGCTCCCACTGGTGCGGTGCGGTAACCAGGAGTCTCAAGTTCAGACTCACTTTCGTACACAGGACACGGACCTTCAGGACCAAAGAACTGCAGTGTGTAATCGCTGAGAACGTCGGGGTTCGTCAGGATCTCGTTATAAGCAAGATTCTCTTGGTGCTCGTTAACTGCAAAGTTTGCATATTGAGTCAGCAGTTGATTTGCCTGTTCGTTCTCAACACGCTCGTTAACTGCAAAACTTGCATAATCAGTTAACAGACCTTGTGCTTGTTGGCCCCATGCAACAGCACTATCCAGCATGCCCTCAAGATTAAGTGCATATTGGTTAAGGATCGCAGGTGCTTCCCAGCCGTAATTATTGATTACGAACCGGCTTTCGTTGCTTAGATCTAGACGATCCGCCACTGCTTGGCTCAGCTCCTGACTTACGGCCGGAGACGAGGGAATCGAAGAAGTTTGGGAATAATTGGGCGAGTATGTCTGGTTGGCTTGCCAGGTCTGCGGAGCCGATTGATACGTACTTTGGCCGTTCGTTTGTCCGTAATTGGCCGGACTGTAGGTCGTCGGTACTGACGGTTGACCCTGGAACGGGGATTGAACTGGGCTGCTCAGAAGGCCCACCACCTTGTTGAATGCCGACTCCCATGGATTGCCCGTCGTCTCCGATGGGGAT